ATTGAGGAGCCGCCACGATCATGAGCACACAACGCGAAGCCCAGCACATCTACGACACCCTGCGCGACGCGCACATCGGTGAGGTGGACTTGGGCTTCGCGCGCTACAAGCTCTTGGTCGCTGACTCACTGCCTGACGATGAGTGGGCCCACACCGACACCGACCTGCACGAGATCGTTCTGCACGCGAGCCTCGACGACGGTCGCGCTCGTGAGTTCCTGATGCACGAGCTCACGCACTGCGTGCTGGAGATCGTTGGCTACACGAGCGAAGACGCGGACGCGGTGTACAGTGACACGAACGAGGACATGACGATCAAGCTCTCGCGTGGCTGGCTGTTGCTGCTGCGCCTGAACCCCGAGCTCGTATCCATCATCGCCAAGAACTGAACCATGACACAACGCCCGACGATCATCGTGGAAGCTGACGGCTACTCAATGCCCGGCTTGCGGAAGACCTTGCACCCGTGCCCGCTGGCCGCGGCGATCAGGCAAGCCGAGCAGTTCGGCGGTGCGTTGATCGAGGTCAAGGGCGCGGTGACAAAGCGCATCGACATCGGCGGGCCGGCGGGCTACCAGAACAAGGACAACTGCGCCTACTGGAAGCGTGGCCCGATCACGAATGTCACGATCTCAGGCGTGCCGTCGCGGCCAGCCAGCACCATCGGCCCGATGCGATTCTGGAACGGGCTAGGTGGTGTGCGCGATATCGAGTTCGTGGACTTGAGAATCCAGAACGACCCCAACGAGTTCGCGCCGATCCTCACCGCAATGAACGAGGTACACGGGCACATCACGCTCGTGCGGTGTGACTTCATTGGCGCGGGCTCCAACTGGAACGGTCGAGGGATGAAGTGGGGGATCCGCGGGCACGGGCCGGCGCGCTGGACGATCACGGGCTGCACCTTCGAGCCGGCGCAGGAGCACTCGATCTACATCGACAACCCGCAAGGTGACCTGCTGATCGAGGAGTGTGACGGCGTGGGCAACGGTCGCACCTTCATGCAGATCACGAACCGACCGACCAGCGGCCCGAGCCAGTTCGGCAACATCCTCGTGCGTGAGTGCTCGTGCTTCGACATCGACGATGCCGGCGGCGGCGGGAGCGACTACACCTTCGTCGGCTGCACGGGCAAGCTGGAGGTGGTGAACTGCGAGAGCGGCAACACGAAGAACGGCGCGCTGGTGTGCTGGACGGACACGAGCAACGGTACCTATCCAGTGCGTGAGAACTACTCGTTCGACTCGGTGTCGATCGTGAACTTCAAGGCGGTGTCGCGTCGCGCAACGCGTCCGATGATCTCGCTCTCGGGCGTGTACATGGGCAAGGTGGTCGGCGCGCAGATCGAATCGCCGAGCCTGAACTATCGACTCGGCGGTCAGTACGGTGGCCCGCGTCCGAACTACCAAGTGGAGATTGATTGAGGGAGCCGCTGGTTCACGACGAGGAGACGCGCCTGCTTCTCCTCGAATCGCTTCTCGAAGTTGGCAAGTTGCACAACCTTCGAGAAGGCGAGGCCATGTTCGAGGAGTTCCGCGGGCAGGAGTCGAAGCTGTGCAAGAAGGTGTTCGGCGCGCGGCTCTGGGCAGCGCAGCGCGAGATCATGCAGCAGCTATCGACGAAGCGGTTCGTGACCGTGCGCTCTGGTCGTAAGGCCGGCAAGACTGAGACTGGGGCACTGGCCGTGCTCTCGTTTATCTACACGAGCAAGTGCGTGGTGCTGACGACCGCGCCGACGGGCCGACAGGTGCGCGATGTGTTGTGGCAGCGCATCGGGTCGATGTGGTCGAAGGCCAAGACGCGCTGGCCCGCGTTGCCGGGTGAGCTCGGCACGATCCGATTGTCGATCGCACCCGAGCACTACGCGCTCGGCATCGCAACCAACTCGCCCGACCGCTTCCAAGGATGGCACGCCGGCGTGCGGTTGCCTGACGATGTGGACATCGAGGAGAACGACGCCGACGAGGTGGATGTCGAGCGGCTCAAGCGCGAGGCGCAGCTTGGTGACAAGCGTCTCGTGGTCGTGATTGACGAGGCCGCGGGCGTGGACGACGCGGTCTATCGTGCCATCGAGGGCTCGCTCTCTGGCCCCAATGTTCATGTGCTGCTGACCGCGAACCCGACGATCGACGCGGACTCCGACCACTTCTTCGCGCGCTCGTTCAGGAACGGCACGCGCTGGCATCGCATCAGGATCTCGGCGTGCGAGGACGACGGCGCAGACCCTGTGCCCTACGACTCGTTCCACATCGCGCCAGACTGGCTTGCGGACAAGGAGTGGGTCGATCAGATGCGGATGGAGTGGGGCGTGGACTCGCCGCTCTGGTCAGCCTATGTGCTGGGTAAGTTCCCCGAGCAGAGCCTTGAGCGTCGCTTCGTGACCAAGGGGATGCTGGTCGCGGCCCTCGATGCAGAGCTCGGCGAGGTGACGAGCGCGAGCCAGTTGCATCTCGGCGTGGATGTGGCGCGCCAAGGAAGCGACGAGTCGGTGGCGACGCTCTGGGCTAACGGCGTGCTGAAGGAGCAGATCGCGTGGCGGTTGCCTGACCTCATGGCAACGGCGAACAAGATCGTCGAGCTCGCCAAGACTTGGGGCTACAAGGGCGAGATGATCCCCGCGCGCAACATCCACATCGACTCGGTCGGCATGGGTGCCGGCGTGCTGGATCGCTTGAAGCAGCTTGGCTTCTATGTCGATGGCGTGGACTTCGGGTCAGCGGCCAAGTACGACTGGAAGGAGATCACGGGCCAGATGATCTTCTCGGATCGCAAGAGCGAGTTGCACTGGGTCGCCAAGCGACTCCTCGAAGAGCGCAAGATCAAGATCCCCGAGAAGTACAACGAGTTGTGGCGGCAGTCGCAGTGGGCGCGCTACGAGTTCGAGGACAGCGCGAAGGGTACGCGCATCGCGTTGCATCGAGATGATGGCAAGGACGGCCTGCGTGAGCGTTACGGTCGAAGCCCTGACCAGTGGGACTCAGCGATCATCGGACTCTCGCGTGGCGCGTCGAACAAGCCGGGCTTCGCGGTCGTTCCGAAGTCTGGCCTGAGTGTGCTTCGTCGCGGTCGCTGACAACTTTGGTAGTCTCGCCCGCGTGTCCGCTCACCGTGAATCTGGCAGCGCGTGCACGCCTGATGATTCACGCACGAGGGCGCGATGAGAAACCCGACGACACCCGACCACTTCCTGCTACCGCATCTGCTTCTGGTCGATGCTGGCGACGCGGATCAACTGAGCCCAAACCAGTTGTTCACGCTCGTGGAGCGCGGCTGGATCATCTTCGGGGTGTGCGGTGATCCCGAGGGAGGCATCATTCTTTCGACGACTTTGACTCGCCTCGGTGAGCGGGAGGCCGAGTTGTACCGAAAGAGGATCGGACTACCTCCTCCAGCGCACGACGAATGAGGACGCTGGGCTTGATGCGGTGATTCGTGGCGATGGCGAACAACGCACTGTAGGTAGACTTGTGAAGTCTTGCCGTGACGACGACGAGAGCGTCCCCAGCTTTGGCTGATGAACTCTCAAGCATACGACCGCGGCGAGGCTTCGGCACTGTGGGAGGATGATAACCGTGAGCAGCAAGCGTAGACCGTCTCCGTTCAAGCGTATGCCCGGCACTGGCCTCACCTTTGAGAAGGTCGAGAGCACGGGTATCGGCAAGTCGATGGACTCGTTGCTGCGTCAGATCGGTCTGGCGCGCAGCACACCCGGCGGGCGTGACGAGGTCGAGGATCCGTTGTCGGACTCGTGGGTCGTCTACGCGTGCGTGCAGGCATTGACCGAGGCAGTGCGTCAGGTGCCGATCTGCATCTGGGAATCGACCGACGCGGACGCGCAAGAGGTTGGCGAAGAGCACCCGATCCGCAAGTTGTTCGAGATGCCGAACCCTGACATGGGTCTGCCCGATCTGCTGGCCGCCGGCATGACGCACCGCAAGTTGAGCGGTGAGGATTGGTGGTTCCTCATGGACTCGGAAGGCAAGCCGATCTCCCCGAGCGTGGATGCTCGGGCACCGATCCCGCTGCCGACGGTCATCGTGCCTGTGATCGGTGACATCGTTGAGGACGCACGCGACCAGTACACGGGTCGCATCACCGCCGTGCAGTACGCGGCGAACGGCGCGGTGCCGCCGACATTCCCCGTTGCCTCGACCGTTCACTTCTACGACTACAACCCCGGCGACCCGATGCGTGGCCTGTCGCCTCTTGAGGCGGCACTCCGTGTGATCTCGGTTGGCTTCCAAGCCGAGCGTTATCAGGAAGCCGTGATGCGTGGCGGTGGCCCCGGCGCGTTCCTGAACTACGAAGACGGAATGTCGAACGAGGAAGAGTACCGCCTCCAAGAGTCCGTGAACGAGGCCGTCAAGGATCCCGATGTGGTCGGCGGCTTCAAGGTCGTGACGGGCAAAGTAAACATTGTCCCGAACCCAGCCACGCCGAAGGACATGATGCAGCGCGAGACCCTCAACTGGGTGCGCGACACGGTCTGCTCGATCCTTCAGGTGCCGCCGCCCGTCATCGGCAACTACGACACGGCGACCTACAACAATGTGACCGAAGCCTACCGCCAGTTTTGGCAAGGCGTGAAGGGCTACCTCGACAGCGTGGCCGAGAAGATCAACAGCCACCTGTTGTCGCGCCTCGAAGACCCGCGCCTCGCCGGCTGCTACATCAGCTTCGACTTCTCAGGGATCACGGCCCTGCAAGAAGACCACAGCGCGAAGTTCAAGCTGGCCGCGGAGCTCGCGGCCTACGGCGTGGGCTTGAGCTTCAATGATTCGGCCAAGATGCTGGGCCTTGAGGTCGAGACCGTCGAGTCGGCCAACACGGTGTTCACGCCGATGAGCAACCAAGTGTTCGCGGTCAACGACACGAACACGGGCGAGGACACGAGCGTCCAGCCTCAGACCGTCGTGCCGGCGACACCGACCGCACCGACCGAGGAACCGTCTGCGGCGGCTCCTGCTGCATCGGCTGGGCTGAACGGCGCACAGGTCGAGTCGTTGCTCCTGATCATCACCCAAGTGGCGCAGGGCTCGCTGTCGCAGTCCAGCGGTGCGGCCCTGATCAACGCGGCGTTCCCGAGCATCTCGATCGCCCAAGCGAACCAGATCCTCGGCGGTGCTTCGGCGACGATGCAGCCCGTGGCCGAGGCCACGAAGAGCCACGCGTCCAAGCGGTTCGACACGCGGGAGGAGCGCATCGCGTTCGCTGAGTCGATCTACAAGAAGACGCTGGATGCAGCCGAGCGTCGGCTGGCCGCGGATGTGCTGACTTGGTTCCGCCGTTACGAGCGCGCGCAAAAGGCGAAGATCCGTGAGTTCGCGGAGGCTGGCCCGACGGCTCAGAAGTCGATCACCACGAAGGCGTGGACTGAGCGCGATGTCGAGCTGTACCTCCTGCTGAACAAGGAGGAGTGGGAGCGTCAACTCGACGAGCTCATCTCGGCGAACATCACGGCGACTTGGCGCGACGGCTTGGCCGATACCGCCGAGCTCATCGGTGGTGTGCAGCTAGAAGTGACCGACCCGCGCATCGTGCGCATGATCGCCGAGCAGCGCGCCCAGATCGTCGAGGGCGTGAACTCGCGGCTAGCAGCCGAGATCCGCGACAAGATGATGGTCACGCTCAGTTCCCCGACGACCACGAGCGAGATCGCCAGCAGCATCAACGAGGTGCTGCCCGAGCTTGACGAAGACTTGGCCTCGGTCTTCGGGTCTAAG